TTATAATTGTTTTTTTAACTCTATACAAAGTTCGAACCCCACTTTAACCCCACGATTAGCAGCGCATCCAACCAAGTTGTTTAAGATGTCTTCCAACTCATAAGCATATCGAGAAAATTGAGGATAATTTGTTAAATCATCTATAAGTTCAGCTAAACGGATATAATCGTCGTTATTAATAATTCTTACTTCCTCCAACGTTTGGTTAGCTGCTATTTGGAATAATGGTTCAAAAATATTATTCATTTAGTTTCTCCCTCTTTAGATATATTTATGTTATTTACATCTGTTACTATGCAGGAAAAATATTTTAATATAACCTAATTTAATTACAATATAGTTTTGTGATATTCTTATTCATAGCAGAAAACTATTGAAAGGAGCATCCCCTTGCCATACACCCAAGGGAGATGTTTATTGCGTGTTAGGCTTAAAGATCGTGATATCACCCAATCTGAACTAGCGAGAAGAACAGGATATACTCGCCACGCCATATCACACTACGCCAACAACAGAGCGCAAATGTCGCCTGAGGTCATGAAAAACATTGCGTATGTATTAGGGTGTACCATGGAAGACCTTTATCAGTGGGATTGGAAGCCTAGCGAGAAGCGATAAGCTTCTTCCAAAAAGGTGTATATTGACAGTATACATACCGCATACCACCTCAACTTTAACCCTATCTATTCCCCTTTTATCACCCCTCTTTTTCGTTTTAATTATGTGAACCGGTTCATGAAACCATCATATCAAAAATTGCAAATCACGTTTTTCTGCAACCCCTTACTTTGTCGAATTATTACTATATCTTGTATAAAAAAGAACATCTATGCAGAAAATAATCTTCAAAAAATGTAAAGAAGGTTATTGCATGGTAGAAAAGTTTAGAGAACGTATTGAGAAAAACAGGAAGCGTTTACATGAGCTAGTGAATGAGAAGGGGTTGACCCATCCAGATGTAATACAATTAAGTCAGGTAATGGATCAAATGCTCAACGAATTTGACGAAATATTGAACAATTTAGAAGAGACATTTGAGTCAGCACCAAAAGTGCATATACGTATCACCCCTACTGGATTAGAGTTTGAAATAAGTTTGCAAGAAGGGATGAAGTCCACACATATATCCAATGCTAAAGACTTAAATACAGCTAAAAAATTAGCAAAAGAATATGTAAAAAACAATGATACAAACCTTAAAATTTACTATCTAGAGCAATTAGTAACTGATTAAATAATAATATACGAACATATGTTTTGCAAAGGAAATTAAGAGGACAAGCAGAGGACAAATAAATTGACAAAACATCGTTGCATCTATCTCACTAAAAATTAAATGATTTTGCAACTGCGGCCGTTTGTCAAAACACGCTCAAATTATTCCTGTTTTTATTCCTAGGACAAATAAAGACCACATTAGCTATTATGCTTTTGTGGTTTTATTTTACATCATATGTTGACTTTATCATACAATCATAGTATGATAATATCATACAAGAAGAGAGGGAGATAAATTTGAAAATTACTGAATATACACCAATCGAGTTAGATCATTGTTACCTTCTCCAATTAAGCGATGGAATTTATTATAAAGGTTATGACATCAGAAAAGGAGTGGAGACAACCGATGACGAAAATTACGCTTCGTATATCGCAAATGAAAAGTTTGTATTAGAGCTAATTGGGTTCCTAAAAAACTTCTTTGATGAAAATGGGCAACTCATTCCAGAAAAAGCAAACATGGTCATTCCTCCATTAGTAGGATTAGCCGAAGCCGCTGAATTGTTAGGATGGGATAAGCGTAAGGTTAGCACATATATTTCTAGAGGTTCATTTCCTAAACCGCTAAAACAGTTAGCAAGCGGTCCAATCTGGACATATAAAGAAATTGAAGATTACAAGAAAACACTATAAGGAGCGATTAAAAATGAAAATGAAGGTAAAAGAAATGAAGCATGCCTCTGAAATGTTGGGGGTTGTAGTAGCTACTGAAGAATATGGAAATGTAAAGTTAGTGGAATTTAGCGAAGACGAATCTTGGGGTCACAAATTTACTTTATACCTTGATAAGTTTCACAGCGACAATGTGATTGGTAGTTTTAATCATAAAGGAACACTTGTAGGCGGTGCATTTTTAGTAACAAGAACTACAGAAGAAGTCACTGAATTTATAGATTGAAACCAAAACAAAAAAAGCCCCCAACCATTTAAGGTCAGGGGCTTCGCTGTATTACTTAATAGATGCCGTCTTTGTCTTAGCATCCCAATCTAGTTTAACACCCAACGCATCCACAATGGCACGTAACGGGACATAGGTTGTATTATCAATAAGCTTTGCACCCTCTATTGTCTTGCCTTTGACAATTACACTTAACTCGACTTTAGGTGTTGGTTTAACAGGTGGTACGTCCACCTTTTTATTAAAAAGCTCTACCTCCGCTTTGCGCCTACGCACCAAGCCGTTTAATACATTGCCCCCTGCTTTATTGTACTCAGGAATTTTAGCGGCAATCTGAGCAAGTGTGCGTCCCTTTTGGCAAAGAGTTTTTAAGTTACCTTGACCACAGTTATAGCAAAAGCTCACAAGTGCATCAAATTGATGTTGATTAAGTTGTGCGGTTAATGGTACGTATGCAGGATTATTTACAAAGGACTCATACTTACCCATGTCGTCAATAAGCATCTTATCAGCTTGGGCTTGTGTGATCGTTTGCCCTTGCTTTACGTCAGCTCCATAGTGTCCCCAGCCAATAGTCCAATATTTTTCCCATGGAACAGGTTTATAAGCTGTTAATCGACAACCCTCAAAGTTTTTGATTAGTTGCAATCCTGCTTGTGAAATTTTTTTACTCATTATTCTTTCCTCCCTTTCCCTTTAAAACCTCCACCATTTGTATAATGGCAGGAGGAATTGGCGCACCAAGCTTACCTCCGTTTTCAATGATGCTTAAGACTTCGTTTGCGATATAAAAATAGGCTGCTGCATCACGAAACATATGAGCATCACCTAAGATACCATCCACTAAATGTGCTACAGCTACCATTGCAAAGATAAACACCTTACGTGCAATGCCGATCATACCAACTTTACTTTTTAATTCCCCTGCCGATCCAGCCGCCGCTACTCCTGTTAAAAAGTCCACCACTACAAATACAAGTAATGCACTAAGTACGCCAGACCATCCACCAAATAAATACGTTGTCACACTTACTATAAAGGCTCCTAACCACTTCGCAAGCTCATTCATGTATAAACCCCTTCTCTCTATTAAAATAGCCCCCATAAAATATGAGGGCATAAAAAATACGCCTTTAGGCGCTACTGTATTTGCTTATAAGGTTTTCCCACAATCACTTGAAACTCTGCTTGAGTAATCGTACCTAACGCAACATGTAGCCGTAATGCCTGTTCATCTAACCATGTCCATTTATAGTAGTAGGACAGTCTTGTAAAATCATTAGGAAACACCATTCTCCACGTCCTTCCCCTTTGTAATGGCTAATACCGTAAGTTCTATTGCACTTAACTGTAACCCCAAAGCTAGTATTTTTTTATCTTGTTCTAAAATCTTTAATTCACTCTTAGCTAGTTCAGCACCTAAGACTTGATTTTGTTGTTTTAGTTGCAGATAAGATAGTTCATTACGTGCTGTTTCTTGCATGGCTATAGTGATATTTTTTTCTGTGTTGTCTTCTTTTTGTTCAAGCATGTCCCACTCTGCACCGTCTAGTAACTCAAATCCGCTAAAGTCCGATATACCACGCATACTAAATACTTCATTATCTCCGTTATATCCGATTATACTATCAGATGTTTTTACTATGCGTTCGGCTTCGTAGGTTTCGTTGTTATATTTCAGTTGTTTCATCGAATCACGCTCCCTCCGCTTGTTGTTTGTGCGGTTGTGCCGCTTGGCTGAGTTCCGTTTTTACCAATCGAACTATTGTTAACCGCCTCCAACCCAACTGCATTGGATGACCCCGTGACAGACGAACTGTATATCCTGGAGTTATTGACAGAACTAATCGCGCTTGATGATTTGTTTGATATTGTACAATTTGAAATAAATACACTAGAACCGTAGTTTGCACGCACTCCATAGTTAAAAGTTCCTGTTAAATCACAATTAGTCACATCGACTACGCTGCCATTTTCGGCTGAAATAGAAGCCGTTGCGCTAGTTGCGTCCGCTAGACTGAAACTCAAATTATTTATCGCTACTCGACAACCACTACCGAAAATTTTTACTGATCGCACTATAGACTTGCTGGGCGAAAACGGTCGAATTGTACCACCACCAGAGGGGCAATAAAAAACTACATCTTCAGGAAATTCACCTGTTAAGTTGATCGTTACTGATGACGCCATTATTGTATACTTTGTTAAAACGTCACACGCATGTTGTAAGGTCTTCCACGCTGATCCACTCGTTTTTCCATCATTAGCATCTGATCCAGTGGTGGAGTTAACATAAAATGTAGTATTAGTTACTATCGCTTCCTGACCACTTTTAACTGCTACCCACTCTGTACCGTTAAACCACTCTAATACACCATCAGTTACACGCATACCATGAGCTTCATTTTGATATATTTGCGTAGCTGTGTGCGTGGTTAAGTCGCTACCTAATTGGTTAACGTCTGTTTGTAGATCATTAACTAATATCTGCGCTGATTCTTCCGCGGCTGTTTGCGCTGCATCTGCCTTGGATTGTGCACCTAAAGGCGTTTCTGCTCCAATAGATAGAGGTGTAATCCCTTCTATTTGTTCCTGTAAGTCTTCTATGTTCTCTTTAAAAGCTCTGTGGTCGTATTCTGTACCGTTTCTAACTATCTTCGTTCCTAGGCTCCATCCTCTGGCTTCGCCTTGAAATCCTCTTGTAATACCCGATAGCACATTACCCGTCTTCTCTGTGTATAAAATTGTTTCTGATAATTCTCCGCCGATGATAACAGCCAAATTAGGCGCGTCTGGAAGCGAATCGCCATTTTGTACATCTATGGTTGTTTGTGTATCATCTATGGCAGTTGCAAGCTCCGTTTGTGGGCTGTTAACCATACCTAGATACATTGGCATTTGGGCCATTTTATCAACTCCTTATTGCTAGATTAAATTGATTCTCTTACAACTGTTCTTTCATGCCCTGCCTTGATTTCTTCAAGCGGGGTATTTTTCAGATACTCCTCTGAATAAAACATTCCTGTGAATGGTAGATAATATTTAAACGCACGATCTAACTCTCTTATACCCACATCATTCATCCAATCTAATTTTTCTTGTGAAATACTATCTTCATTCCCAAGGTTATAATTAGGGACTTGCATTGAATGATAATGCGGATTTCTGTTTTCCCTTGACATTTTAACCCCTCCTAAAAATTTATCTAAAACCAAATCCAATATTTGCCGTAAATAAAGTATAATAACTATAAGGAGATGATCCCGAATGAAAAAACTAATAAGAACATTTGCTACTTTACTTATAGGTATGGCATTAGGTGCATCAACTTTAGCCGCCGCCGCACCTCAAACGGTTCAGGCTGTATTGACTAAGTTTAATATTGTAGTCAATGGCGAAAAACAGGAGCTTAAAAATACTCCTGTTGTTATCCAAGGGTCTACTTATTTACCGGTACGTGAGGTTGCAAGCTTGTTGGATGCCGATTTAACTTTTGATAGCAAAGCACAAAAAATAGAATTGAATACGAAAGGAGAAACTAAGGTGACTGAGACAGTACAATCTACTGAATGGGTACCAGCAAGAGAAATAAGCGAAAAACACGGCGTAACTATAACCATGGGAAAAGAAGACACCATTGTCGAATATAAGGAACAAAAAATATCATTCCCAATGACAATCGAATATGGAAATAAAAACGGAAAAGTGTTTACTAACAAAGAAAATACAGCTTCAATAAAAGTCGAAAACTCAGTTATATATTTAGGGGCAAACACTCTTGACTTACTGGGAATTCAATAATCGCCACCACCCCGACTTTGCACAAAAATTTGATTAAGCACAGACGCAACAATGCGCCCCAATGTATTTGGGGCTATTTCTATTGTGTGCCATGCTCCACGTTGGATTTTTCCCGCTCCATCTTTGCTCAAATAAGGGATAATATCAATGTCTCCTTGCGTGTCTGTAACAGGTATTGTAGTTCCATCTACTTTTATATTAAGTTGCGTAGGAGTTGGGCCCTCATAAATCCCGTACTCTATTTCGTGTGTATGGCTAGGTATAGATATACTGTGTGTGTGATTGGGTAACTGTATCCCATGAGTATGGTTTGGTATTGTCACTATGTGATTATGACTTGGTATAGTCACATCATGAGTATGGTCAGAAGTCAAGGAGTGAGAATGACCACCAGACTCGGAAAATGTAACAAACCCTCCACCAGCTTTAGCAAGTTGTGTCCCGTTTGGAATCCCATGATTATGACTACCAGCAAAATCAACAGCTTCTATGACATCTATTGCATATTGTCTCCAATTTTTTGATGTTGTTGCTGATTGAACAGTCGTTGGATTTGTATTAGTTGTAGGTGTTGAGCTTCCGCCACTTTCTGTTGTGGTTTGCGTACCTCCGCCACTTTCTGTTGTGGTTTGTACTGCTCCGCCACCCTCGATAGCCTTAGAATAAGCCCTAAAGGCTTCACATTGATAGGAAAGCATAACCTTATTGATTCTTGCTGTTTCCTCTGGAATCCAAAACTTTAAAGTAGCTGGATGTGTGGGGTCTGCGTTATCAGCAAAGTTATGACTATCAAAATTTGTTGCTCCTTGTGCGTATACCTCATTAATACGCGCTCTGTTAGCCAAGTCTGCAATCGTGCCAGAAATGTCCTGTGATTTATTGGCAATCTCTAAACTTACCTCTCCTGGATTGCCTAAAATATCGCTCTTAGAAACTTTGACTAACCTTGCCCTAAAATCCTCGCCCATTTCCTTGTCCTGCACACGTATAATAGAGCCTACATCAAATCGATGTATCTTTTGCCCTGTTAGCCTGTGTATGTCCGTTGCCGTCGTTTGATAGGAAACTCTTGGCTCTTTAGATTGGTTTAATAGCGTCTGACAGCGTGCGTAAAGCGTGTCGGCATACTGAAAGCGTGAGTCTGCAAAAATGCGTGTAATCAATCCGTATTTTGCGATAGCAGCATTATCCTGAATATAAGGCACGCCACCGTTTGCATCCTTTATGGTAAGTTGGTTTACTCCTTCGCCTGCGCCCAATCCATATAAGCGTGTGAATAGATTACTTGGGTCAACCTCTTTGGTAATGCCTGTCATGTTAACTCCGTATTTGATGTACGCCTGTACGCCATCTGGCGGCGTTTTTAAGCTTAGTTTCCATGGGAATGTTGTTGTGTCCCAAGTCCATAAAAACTCTTCAACAAACGGACGTGACACGCTCCATAATGCGCCTAATAACGTTTCATTCTCCCAGTTGTATTCAAACTGTCTGGAAAACTCCACGTCATCAATAACCCAACGTTGTACAGACTGTTTGGACAAGATATATTGCAGTACATCCCTTGTATACACGCCTAAATTTCCGATGGTGTGATACTGGAATAAAACATCGTCCAATAAGGTGGCAAGCACATGCTCACAACGGTAACGGACGATACGACCATTAGAAGTGCGATTAACTGACATTGGCAAGATGCGAAACAATTCAATGCGTTCGTTATTGTCAAAAATCTCTACATATCGTAAAGGTAAACATTCGGCATTTTTGGGGTCATCTGCTGGCAGGTAAAATTCAGCAGACCACAACCCGTTCATTGTAAATTCATAACCAATGGCAAAAGCATTCTCTAGGTATGCTTGTTTTTTCATATCCTTGTCATAAATGATGATCGGTGCTTTAGGCATGTTACCCTCCTACATATTTGTCTCGATGTGTAATACGCACTCGGACAGTTCGGTTCGTTTGGTTATCTGTGTAAATGATCTCGTTGTTTCCAAGGTTTAAATCAAAAAAATCACCATCCATGTGCTGGATAGCGTTTTGTCCGTTTTGTATGAATGTCATCCATTTTGAATCAATTTCAATACGATCACCCGACTTGAATTCTCCTGTAAATTCTATACTATCCACACGATAACGCGCGGCATCGAACTTCATTTCGAGTTCGCTTTGAATGTCGAATTTATAAGTTCGGTTTCTTATTTTCGTGAAATCCATATCTAGCGTTTGATCAAGAATAAAAGCACCAACTTGCTGACGTACAGCTTCGATGATTTGCTCTAGCTCAATTGATTTATCAAATAATCCATTTATCAGCATATTGCCATATACAGAAATTTCGTGATCGGAATCTATGATAAACGCACCTTGTACCTCAACGGTTAACACGCGATTGTAAGGAGTGACGTTAAACCCTCCTGTAAACATCAGCTTAACCGTATGATTCCGTTGTCTAATGGGATAACGAATCTATCGCCTGTCAAAATCGTGCGTGCGTTTTGTAAGGCTCCAAAGCTTATCATATTCCCTGCGGTAGCTGCTGAAAATACAGCGACATGCGTAACGGTTCCCCAATCTGACGCGGCAATCGGGAATTGAATTTCTGCGGTGTTCTTGATCGTTTCTTTTTGAGACTCTGTGACTGGTGCAGTAAATGTGATTGGTTGCCTAGCATAACCTGTGCCTGTAACCTCAGTACCCGTTGCATTAGGCGTTGGGTTAGTTGTGAATAAAGCCAAGTAAATTGGTTCGTCACGATAGTAATCATTTAATATTGCATCAGCGGTAGCTTTTGATAAACTCATGTCCTCACTCCACTCTATATTCATTTGTTAATCTAAAATTTGTGATGGTTGTTGAACCTTCGTTTGTTAAGACGATTTTAGGGTTTGATCGCAATTCCCCATCTGATTCAATGCTGATTGAGTGCAGGTTATCAGTAATGACTTCCTCAAACACTCTTTCTTTGCCATCTGGATAAGGGTCAAATGCTTTAAAAGGAATAGTAAACTTGCCGACACCGTATATGCGCTCTATCTCCAAATCGCCTGAGTATCGCACCGTATATTCTCGGTCTGGACGATAAGAGAATGATAGTTTGAGAGATCGTGGTTTGCCGTAGGAATCTACTAACAAGCTCGCCAACCTCTCTACATACATTTGTAACTCAACTCCGTCTTGTGTAATGAAACCGCACTGTAATTCAAATTCCTTTGGCTCTACATCTGCGCCAAAGTCCCAAGCACCATTACGACCAGGTAGGGTAATTGTCATGTCTCTTGTGGATGGGAGCAAGGGACGTTGTGAGTGTCGCAAAAAGATAATGCCTAAGTCCTCGGCTTTTATTCCGTTTAACGTAAAGCTCACTGTGTTTCCCCCAATCCACGCCCAGCCGTAGTGGTTGCGTCATTAATTTTTTTAGCCAAGTCATCAAGGTCTTTATCTGATCTTACATAGAATGGCCCGTTAAGGTTGATGTTGTTAACCGTTCCTCCTGCACCGCTTATGGCTGCGCCGCCGCCACTTGTACCAACGCCCAAACTCGAATCAACCGTAAGTGCAGATGATACGGCGTTAGCAGCGTTTGAAGCTGCTTTAACGGCTTGCTTGGCTGTGTCAGAAATACCATTACTTAACCCTTGCATAATGTTTTTGCCGTAGCCTAGCATAAGCCTAGACGGCGAGTGGATACCAAAAAAATCTTTAACAGAGTCACCGATACTATTTGCTATGCCTTTTGCTGTGTCTACTACTGCATTAGCCATGCTCTTAATCCCGTTGATAAGGCCTTTGATGATGTCTTTACCAATGTTCATCATTGTTTGCCCAACATTGCTGAATGTATTTTTGATTCCAGTCCACACACTATCTACAATGCCCTTTGTGGCGTCCCAAGCCCCTTGCCAATCTCCCTTTAAGACAGATAGGAAAAGCTTGATCACGTTTGTAATCACGCCAATGGCCGTTTCAATGATGTTTTTGATTTGATTCCAAATACCTTCGATGACGCTTTTAATTACATTGAATACGGTTTTGAAATGGTTTGTAATCACACCGCCCCAAGTATTCCAAAAGGCTTGTATGGCGGTAAATACGGTCTTGATTGTGGAAAATATCGCATCAAATACCGTTTTGAAAACAGTTTTAAGGATTTCGAATACATTTTTGAATGCCTGAGTTATCGTTGTGCCCCACGTATCCCAAAATGATTTAATCTCTCCAAATATCGTTTTTATTACTGTGGAAATAGCGGTAATTATAGTTTGAAACACAGACTTAATTACATCCCAAGTCGTTTTAAAGAAGGATGTTATATCTGCGCCCCATGTATTCCAAAACTCTTGGATTGCTGTAAATATAGTTTCCGCCGCTGATTTAATAGCTTCCCACGCCGAATTGAGTGCTTCCCTAACCGTTTCGTTATTATGATAAAGATATGTCAATCCAGCCGCTAAAGCCGCAATTGCCGCAACGGTTAAACCTATCGGGCCAGTTAATGCAGAAAATACAGATGTGAGCGCGCTTAATCCCTTTACCATTTCGATTCCTGCTTTAATCTGCGGTAGAAACCCTATGAGCATCAGTAATGGACCCGTTATCAAGGCTAAAGCTGCAACCACTGCACCAGATATAGCTATAAATTGCTGCATCCCTTGTGGCATGGCGTTGAACATGTCTACGACTTTTTGAACAATACCAGTCAATGAACGCAAAATAGGAATTAATGCAGAACCAATGGCGATTTGAGCCGTTTCCACTGATCCGCTTAATTCCTCTATTGCCCCTTTGAATGTGTCCATTTTTTGTGCCGCTACCGTTTGAGCATCTATCTTACTCATTGCATCAGCCATGGCATTAACGCCTTGTGCGCCCTCTTTATAGAGGATGTTTGCACCACGAATCGCATCCGATCCAAAAATGGTATTTAAGGCGGCTTGTCGTTGCATATCATTTAAGCCTGATAATTGTTTGTTTAGGATGCCTGCAATCTCGTCCATATCCTTTAGTGACCCTGTTGCATCATAAAAGGAGGAATATACCCAACCGTTAGCCGTAATCATTTCTTTGGCCGCTTTGAAATACTTACCTGTAACACTCTTTGCCCCATCAGCCTTGGCCATATATCCAGCAAGTGCCGCGGTAATATCTTGCACACTATCCGATGCAGGTTTTACGCCTACTTTACTTAAATACTCCATTGCTTTTGCAGAATCTAATGTCATTAGGCCAAGCTTTACAAATTCGTTATATGCCTCATCCGTTTTAGGTTGCAGGCGCATGAGCATTGTTTTCAGGGATGTCCCTGCGTCAGAACCTTTTAGCCCACTTTGTGCAAAGACCGCTAATGCTGTCGCTGTATCTTTAAAAGTCAGACCTACGGATGATGCAACCGCAGATGATTGAGCTAATCCAAATTTCATTTCACTGACAGATGTTGCAGAAGCATTAGCAGCTCCTGCTAGAATGTCGGCAGCATCTTGTACAGAGATAGCGTCGTCTTTAAAGGCGTTTAAAGCGGTGGAAGCAATTTCAGCCGCGTCCCCTAATTCCAACTCTCCTGCCGTTGCTAATGACAGCGCACCAGATAATCCACCATCTAATACATCTTGTACAGTTACCCCAGCTTTAATTAACTCTTCAATGCCTTTAGCGGCTTCTGTGGCACTATATTTGGTGTCTGCCCCTAATTGCACAGCTAAAGCTTCTAACTCATCCCTAAACGTAGAAACTTCACTAGGATCCATTACGGAATAGGCATTAGCCATGCCTTGTTCAAAGTCAGCGGCGCCTTTAACGGCGAATCCTAAAGCGGCGGCAATTGTACCTCCTACTGCTGTAATGCCTGCACCCAACTTTTTAGCTTGCTCAAATGTGTTGCCCATTGATTGTTGGGCTTGTTCAAAGGATTCTTGATAATCCTTACCGATTTTTTCAACAACTCCGCTATGTTCTTTCAGCGTGTCGGTTGTATCATCGATTTTATCTTCTAAACCCTTTAATTCTTGCTCAGTCTTCGCAATTTCACGTTGAAACGCTCTGTATTGTCCTTCGGATATTTCGCCATTGGCAAATTGTTGATTCACTTGTTCCTGAACTGCTTTTAACTGGTCCAGTTTTTGCTTCGTGTTTTGCACTGAGTCCGCAAGTAATTTCTGTTTTTGTGCCAGCAATTCTGTATTGGTAGGGTCAAGTTTAAGCAGTCTTTCCACTTGCCTTAACTCGCTTTGCATATCCCTAGAACGTTTATTAACGTCTGATAACGCTTTAGCAAGTCCTGTTGTCTCTGCACCGATGACAACGTTAATACCCTTTATTGTTTCAGCCAATCACCTCACCCCCCGTAGAAGCGGTCAATGTCCTCTTGTGTTGCCTTGCGTGGCTTCTTATTTTCTTTTGGATTGTTGAAATCGTCATAACAATAGATGTAATCAATAATCATTCCAATGGTCATGTCCTCAAAATCAGCAATAGAAAGCCCCCTGCGAATTGCATTAACCATCAACACTTCAATGGTAAGTACATCTTCCTCAGAGGGCGTTTCATCATTTTCTATTTTTTTTTAGCGCTTACTAAACTTTGAGTAATCAACGGAACCAACTCGGATAGCGTTTCCTCGATTGGAAACTCATCGAAAGTATCAAGCCATTCGGTCACAGGCGGCAATGAAGGTTCTGCTGTTTTCGCCATAACCCATGCAATGTCATAAAACACATCAATATCAAGGTTTTCATAATCCACAACATCATTGCCTTCTTCGTCCTTTTTAAGCACTGAACTAAGGCGATAGAAGTCAGAAAATACATTGCGTCCGAATTGTGCTTTATATCGTTTAGCAAAGGCGGCGGTGGATTTAAATCTTACTTGTTTACCATCAATATCTAATATCTTTTCCAACGATTATTCCCCTCCCTCAGTTGGGGTGATGACTGGTTTATAAACAGTAGTGAAGAATGAATTAAACGCTGTTGCGTTAGTATCAGACAATTCCATATCACCTTTAACTACTTTCCTTCCGTCAATCTCGATTGGCGAAATGGTAAGCGGCAATGTATCAGTTGCTACCTCTATGGATTCACCTTGCGTGGTTCGTTCCTTATTCGGTCTGGCAGCTTGGCAATCCCAATAAATAAATCTACGATTACGCTTATCCCCTTGTACCTGTCCCATTAGAGCAAACTTCTTAGGCATAGCATCAGCAACTTCGATTAATGCCCCGTTGTCGTCAATAACCCATCCTAGCATTTCAGCTAGAACTTCATCAGGTATTAAAGCAGTTTCAAGATCGCCTGTGTAACCGTTGTTACTCGTTACAACAAAGTAAGCCATGTTATCAGCATAGAATGGTGTTGTTTCCCCTTGTGCTTCTGGCGTCCAACCAACCGCCCCTGGAATTGGTTTTGGTGTTTTATAACCTGAAGTTGTATCGTCAAAAAACGCAATGTGTAATTTTTCAAGACCAAAAGTAACCTTGTTTTGACTCATGTTTTCACTCTCCTATGAGTTGGATTTCATAAATGTTCTGAAACAACTTTTCCTCTTCAATCCATTCTTCAAGTTTGGAATAAGGGATGTTCATTTCTTTTAACTTGTCCTGCAACTTCTTCTCTGCGGCCAAGTCTTTGATTATCGTGTAAAGCTCCACTTGGAAATTGCTAATAGACAAATAATTTTTATTGTCTGCTTGGAAGTCATTGCTGTATGAAAATTGATAAGTAATGAATGGTGGTTTTGGAACAGGGTTATTAGTTGTACCAGTAAAATGACTATAAGCTACTGGCAACCCTGTTGATTTCAAAAGGCTGTGCAATTCCGCTTGTGTCATATTCCACCGCCATTCTTAATAATGCGTTTGATATCATTTTCAAACTTGGTGGCGTGCCTGTCGTATGCTGGCCTTACGTGTGGGTATGCACGTACTTGACCGCCATTAACCTTGGCGTGACCAAATTCTAGTAAATGTACTCTGCGGTAATGCTTCTTGTTCCAGACTGTCCACTTTGAGCGTAAGCCCCTAGAATCTTTAGTCACTTTAAAACCTTTTGCATACTTCCCAGTGTGCTTAGGTGACGTTGCAGAGACATCCTCATTTAACTCCCTTGCCACCTCATCGCCTTTTCGGTCAATCGCTTCCGATACGTCATCTGTATAATCTTTTACCGCCTGCGCTAGTTCCTGCGCCAATCTATCTAAGGAGATATTAGCCATCAGCCGCCACCCTTTCACAAGTTAGCTCCATTTCTTCAAAACTTACTGAGTAAGTGCGGATGACACGATACTCTATACCCTCAAATTTGATTGACTTTTGCCCCTCGTATTCGTATGCATGCACAACAAATACAAGTTCTGGACGCAATCCAGCAACAGCAGCATTATAAAACTCCGATCTACCAACGGATTTTAAACCGCATAGAATGGGAGTTTCGATTGGATCGCTTGGGATTTGATTACCGATATCATCCCCAATAATCTGACTAGGCGTAATTAAAATAAGCTTATGATCGTATGTCATGGGGTACCACCTACATGTATCATCAAATTGTGTAATCTAAACTGTAGATGCCTTGGCATTGCCCCAGTATCATCACGACTTTGATAACGCCATGTAGCATAATCCACACAAAAAAGAAGATGATAGGAGTTATCTGCATCAAGCTTCAAACCCTTTTCATCTTCTAATTCTTTAACTACGCTTTCGGTGATAGCGGTTAGGTACGTGTCCCTGACTGCGGACCGTATTCCTAACCGTTCTTTTACTAATGCTACAATTTGGGACGTGTCCATCACTTCACCGCCTGTTCATCGTCCTTTTTGCTTTTTCGGCTTGTTTTCTTTTCTTCTATTTCGATATAACCAAGAGACGACAAATATTCTTGCCGTTCACCGTTGAAATCTTCGCCAACTTCATAGACTCGGTAGTTGTCGAGTTTATCCCTAAACTTTTTCAACACCTTAGGCATGATTCATCATCCTTTCAAGCAAAATAGGCGGCACTAGACCGCCACTTATTATGGAGTAGGAACAATTGTGATAATAACAAAGTAATCTGTGTAAATCGGCTTACCATCATAACGGGCAGTGCCCTTGAACACCGTTTGATCTTCAATAAATCGCACATCAGTAGATACAGACAATTGAACACCACGACGCTCACCAAGAAGGTACTTTTTGAAATCCCCCATAATAATAGTGTCATCTGGTGCATACTGACTGAATACCACTCTTGTACCATCTGGAAGTCTAGGTGATTGTGCCGTTTGAATAACTAATCTACCATCAGAGGTAGGCAAGAATGTTTGTGGTGCAATTTGTGCGTAGTAAGTAGAACGTTTCATAACTGCAATCACTTCACCCACTGGAACGCCATCTTCGCCATCGTCAATCAAAGACATCTTACCAACGATGTCTGACAGTTTACCGTCACTCTCCACGTTTCTAGCGGTAATGGAAGCAAGTGCAGGGATAACACCTAGCGGTTGTTTGCCTGTTGCGCCTGTACCGATCAAAATTGCTTTATCAAGAGCCTTTGCAATCGCCATAGAAAGACGAGTTTCCAAAAAATTAGCAAGGTTAATCATTGCATCTTCTAGGATGGCGTTACATACTGGAATAAATCCGCCAACCTTCCATCCATCTAGTTCCGTTTGACTGAACCCCGTTGCCAATTCTTGAACTGGATCGCACATTTCGGTCCAAATCGCTTCTGGAATTGCACCATCCATAATAACACGCGCTGTACCGTTTAATGTTTCCACATTGACTTCGCGGTATAGTGTGGAGTAGTCTCCCAAACGCTGTTGAATCATGTTAATCACTTGCTCAGGAATGATGATATCCGCACCAGCTAAAGCACGCTTATCTTGGGTTGCTTTTGCAATGGTTGCATAGAATTCACGCACCTCTGGTTGGTTTAAGCGCTCCAACATTTGCGCGCGTGTTTCAAATTTGTTTTCTCTCATTCTAGTTTCGCCCCCTTGGGATTGTGTTTGTTTGCTTCTTTCTTCTCCACCTGTAATGGTTGGTGTATTAGTTGGTTCTTTGCTGTTCAATTGATCAAGTTCTCCTTCTAGCTCAGCTATTTCACCTTCGAGAACGCTCTTCTTGCCCTCTAGCTCCACTTTGTCTGATTCGTACTTTTCAACTTCTTCAGCTACAGCCGTTTCTTCTTCTGGTGTTTGCGCTTCGTCAATTGCCTTTTCAAGTTCCCCTGCGCGTGTTTTGAATGCCGTTACCTGCTCTAACAATTCAGAAAGAACCGTTTTCCGCTGTTCAATTTTCTTCGCAAGCATAATTTGTCTAAGTGCCATTATTTCAACCTCGCTTTCAGTGCGTTTTTTCGTTGTTCCATTTGTCTTTCTTTGTGTTGCTCAACCTCTGCTTTTCTAGCTTGTACCCCTGTTGCCGCATAAGCGGGGAATGTACATACAGAAACTTCGTGAAGGTCTACTTTGCGAATTGTCCATTTAACAGAACCATCGTCCCTAAATTCTGTATCTTCTTTAAGGATGTTGAACCCAAAACTGCACTGATCAACATCGCCACGCTTTACACGTTCGTAAATATTCACAGCGTCAGTATCATTGGGATTAATCTTGACACGCCCCCATAGCCCATGTGAGTCCGCTTTAAGTTCTAATGTTCCAGATTTGTTTCTCCCCAACACTAAGGTTGTATCGTGATTTATTAGCGCCCTAACATCGTTTCCTAACGTTTCGCTAAATGCTTCTGGTGCAAGTTCCTCATAAGCCCCTGCCCATAATTCTGTTACTTGATTAAACACCGCGAAATAACCCTCAATGTACATTTCAGAGTTTTCTTGTTCTGCTCTGGTTTTTAACTGTGTCTGTATGCTTCGGGTCACTTTAAGTTCCCTATCCATCGCCATCACCTCCCTTAGGGGTTAGCTTTTTCTGGTCACCAATCATTCCAGCAGGTATGAAGTTTTCGAGAATGACCAATTGGTCTAGTCCTTCTTTTGGTGACATCCCCATCCAATCACGAACTTCGTTACCTTCTGCTAATCCGCGGACATAGAGGTTTCCGCCCACATCGGCAAGTTCTTTCATGTCGTAAGCGTATAGGCTACGTGGATTGAATTTAAAATACATATCAGGAGAAATTAGCAGCTTGCGTGTAAGCTCCTGAACAATGCCTGTCGCCATCGGCAAAATAGTAGTATTGATAAATGCGTTGTATTCGTCCTTTTTAAAATCCCCTACTCCAACAAAAAAAGCTGGAACCTCTAAGAGTCCAGCAACAGTCCTTTTATCGATTTGTACTGCGTCATTTATAGCAAGATCATTCAGTGTTAATGGTTTTATTTGTTCTACATCAATCATTTCGGCTGGAACAATCCAAGGTTGACCTGCTTCTGATCGTTTTAAGTACATATCAAATACTTTATCCCGACCTTCTTCACTAGACAGCTCTGCTGTATTGGCGTCCACTTTAACAATGAGGTTAGGCATGTACTTACCGCTCATAAATCCTTTTTTTGTTGCTGTGGCTTGCTTTAGATTAGTCACGATATCTTTTAATACAATCCGATACCCCGTACCAATCCAAGGTCTTTCAGAGTCTGGGTTCATCACAAAATGAAGCACTTCGTCATGATTGTATGTTTTCCCTTGGTATAAAATTTGATAAGCGGCTGGTGTATCTCGGAATGTAACTCCACTTGGTTTAAGTGGGACCAGCTCGTCAATCAAACCGTTTCTTATTTGTGGGAACACAACACTGTTACCATCACCAGAAAGCAACATCGAGTAAATAATGTTGTACATCCAATTTTTACGAGTCATAAGGCTATAAGGATTGATATCCAGTTTACGAGATAATTCATTCTTTACTCGTATATCGCCATTATCTGTGTTCCGCATCAAATGGATGGTCATGCTGCTGATAAGATTAGCTATTTTATGGACTGCCATCTTTACTTCTGGATTGTCTGACAATCTAGTGTATCCTGGCACGCAAAGCGTATCATAAGCATCCGTTGTTAAAAACCAACCAATACTATTTTGCGGTTCTGCTCTTGTCTTTGAAACATTGTTGTTACGCTTCTTTTTGCCCATTGCTTTAATCACCCCCCATTCAGCCATTTACTAGCTGTACCTGACTTTTCGATATTTTCAAGCATTCTAACAGCAGCGAAAACCGCGGCGTCAAATAAATCAATACGCTGTTCAGGCATTACTTTTTCGAATTGGATCATGTCGTCCGTTTTCTCGATAGCATGAACGTTTTGAACGCAATATTCAAACGCTTGGGAATGAAGATAATAAAGGTTTCCATCCTTTGCTTGTTTCTCTATCCTGCGAAAACCTTCAGACTTCTTATAAAAATATTGCGGTTGATCAATGATAGAAAATCCTTTGCGCTTCATGCCTAAGAAAAATTCTCGACCAAACTTTCTATCAAACCCTATCTGTTTAATCTTGAATCCCATGTTTTTCATGTCAACGAACCATCTTATGATATCGTCATAGTTGACGGTAGGCGTATTACACATTGTTAGTAATCCATCATCTTTCCATCCGAATAACGGAATGTTATCTTCTTCAGCTTTTCTATGCGCTGCTACAACAGGGAAGAACGCATGTGACACGATAATGTCTACGCCTTTGTATGTGCCGTATAAAGCCGATGCTGTTAAGTCGTGTAGTTTTGATAAGTCAGCACCACCGAACCAATCTATCGGCAGTCTAGCAAGTTCTGCAAGGGTCCATTCATATTTGCGGTCGCTTGACTTAAACTCATCAATGTTAAAGTATGACTTCATTGCTGATGTATAAATATTCAAAGACTTAGCCAAGAAAGATTTCCGTTGTTGCGGATCGTTCTGCGCTTGCATAGCATCGTTCATAAGTTCCTGCGCTGAAACCGAAACGTTATAGTTTAAGTTAGCTTTTTCATGTTCAACAGGGTTTGTATAATCAACCTCTCCTGTTTCAGGGTCTTCGTCAGCTTTGGCGATAAAAATAAACAACTGTTCATCTTTGATGGTTCCCTCTAGCACCTTTTGACAATAAATCATACGGTTATAGCAGAAACTATTCATGTTGTCACCAGCGGTTGTAATACCGATACACAAACTATTACGATAAGCCTTACCAGACTCCTTGATGGTGTTGTACTGGCTTGCATTTCGGTAAAGGTGTAATTCGTCCAGAATTTGAATAAGTGTGTTTAGAGAGTCCATACGATCACTGTTACCAGCAATGGTTTCAATGCGTAGATAACCATCACCAAGTTCTCCACTTATGCTATGCTCTTGATTGTTATCCAGAATACGGAAGTTCTTTTCTTCCCCCATGTTCTTCAAGTTGTAATGGAGGAAGTTAAAGCTTTGTAAAGCCTGTTTTAACTGCGCCCCAACAATTACAATCTCAGCCCCAGACCTACGCTCTAGCAAGCCCAATCCCCAAGCAAGCGCACTCATGAAAGGCGTTTTACCTTGCTTACGTGTTAGCATCTCAAAGGCTTCTTTAAATCGTCTTAGTTTAGTTCCTTTGTGGAAGAATCCTAGTAAGTTATAAACAACAAACTTTTGCCATGGTTGCAACAAAAAAGGCTTACCTCGTAATGGGTAACCCTCCATATCTTCGCCTTTTTGATGGACGAATGTTTTTTCAATTATTCCTATAACAAATTCCGCATCTTTAGGGATGAAATCATATGCAGGATTGTCTAAGTCCCTAAAGAACCGCTCACAAGCCTGTATGATCTCCTTACAAGCTACCTTGCGTCTTTCTGTAATGCTTTTAGCATACTCCATTACTTCTTCATAGTTTTTAAAGTTAGCCATCTAACCCACTCAGGACGTTAGCCAGCAGTGATTTGTTTTCTTTTTCTACCGTTACGCTTTCAAGGGATTTGGGATTGAGACATAGTTGGTTGGAGTATGCTAGTATGTCCTTACGTAACGATTCTAGGGTTGCAACAATTGGCGACTTTTTAGCGCCACCAGCAGCAGTAAAGCTTTCGTATTGGTATCCTTCTTCCTCAAACTTTTTATTCAAAGTGAGAAATTGAAAAACAAGCTCAGAGTATAGATCAATTATTCTTCCATACTGCGTTTTATACACTCCTAGCTCTTTCATATCCGTTATCGTTCTTCGTTTAATCGTTTCCTTTGTCGGTACGCCCACTACACTCTCACCTCCCTCAAAAAAAGTTTTTAATCATTCGCTCTATTGGAAAAAGTCCCCTAGCCCGTTCCCCTGGGGGTGTAATTACCTGTTTTTAGGAGGGGGGGGATATCCCTAAATCTGTCTCAATTGAGTTGCATGTTCTCCACACTCTCTCATACACACCTTGCTTTCCGTTCACAGATAATGATTCACTATCTAGTAATTCCTTTAACTGTTTTAAGTAATCTATTTTATTTTCCACTCTCTTATCCATTACGTTCCCTCCATTCTTCAAACTCTTTCTTTCTTCTTTCTTGCCATTGCTTGCCTAACTCTGTTAGCTCATGACTATCTCTCACATGCATTGCGTTATGCTTGTCATTACTTAGGCTTAATAGATTCCAATCTGTCAATGCTAACTCTGGATAAAACTCGACGGGAAATATATGATGTACCGTTGTAGCGGATACTGTCTTTCCGTATCTCTTGCTTTCTTGGCACATGTATTCATCCCTTCTGAGTATCTTTGCCCGTTTACGTCTCCATGCTGATTTCTTATGGAAACTCATTATAGTCACCTCTCAATTGTCGTTCGCGCGGTATCTCATTCAGTTCGATACAGGTATAGGTTGTGATAGATGCTGAGTCGATTTTTACCCCTAAGAGTTGTTCAAGCAGAGACTGAGCTTCATCTACAACCACCACTTTTTCCTTTTGTTGTTTCATTTCAGCTAATGTAATAACCCTCGCATGTTTCAAACCAATCCTTCTAGCCTGTTCTTCTAGACATCTTTTCACGTTTCGGTTATGCACCAACACAGGAATCTTCTTTATGTCAGATAGCACAAGCAAGTTCGTTGTTTTTCCGCTTCTCCTTGGCCCAATAAACACACTCGGGAATAAGTCTTTATGTTCCATCCTTTTCAACCCTCCTTTAATCCGTTAAACATTTCCTGCAATTCCCTTCTAGAATCGGGAACTCCATTTTGTTTAATTACATTCCCGTTAGGAACACATAGATTAATCCTAGCAAGAGTAGGCCCGTTTCTTACTAAACACGTAATTTCGGCTTCAGTTCCAAAAGATATAATTTCTCCTTGATCTGAACTCAATATTGTTTCGTCTAGGTTAATTCTGGTAATGACCAAATCCATGTATACCACTTCTTTCTTAAATAAGTATTACGCACAATAAAAAGCACCCTGTTAAGAGTGCTGGGTTATTTACCCACTACCACCAAGAAGGAGTATCTTCCCAACCTTCGGCAGTTTTTATTTTCTCCGCTTCATCCAAGCATTTTTCACAGAAAAATCTATCTATTCTTTTCCATTGTTGTCCTGAAGATATACCCCATGAAGGTCTGCTTCCTGTTTGTCTTGTTGTTTCTAAGTGAATGTATTTATGATCACAATCTTTCATTCATGATTGCCACCTTTCAATGCATTAAAAATGCCACCCTATAAAGGATGGCTATATAAAAGGTTATGGATTACCTAATGGATAAGGTGACAAGCGATAAGCCGTTTAAGTTTATTGTTTGCCACCTTGATATATATAGGAGATTTACACCGCTTTTGTTATGGACTCTTTAGGTCAAATGGTTGATATATTTTTATATCTGCGGTGCGTCCTATATATTTATCACAATACTATTGTATCACGTTTAATTGGGTAAAGTCGGACGTAGATCGGACATAGAGCGGACATAAATTTAATCTTTAAATACGATCAATCCTAATGATGTTGCTAGCCGATAAATAGCCCACGATTTAATACGTCTGTAATGTCTGTCACTATATCCGATCTTGCGTGCTACATCATAGTCCCATACATCATCATCGTTCATGTAGCGCTCACGTATAAGCAGTTGTTGCTTTGCTCCTAGCTTCCTTATAGCCTTCTCAGCACGCTCTACGTGCCTTTTGCGGCGCTGTTGCTCATCTACTAGTTTAGTTACTATGTTGCTAGTTTGATCGCTTGTAACGCCTGTATTGCTTCGTGGCATATCGCTATATGATGCTGTCATGCTAGGTTCATCGGGTATATACTCCGTTACTTGGTATTCCCTTGCTTTGATCAAGTACGTTTCCACCGCTTCTCTTGTCTTATCCTCGTCAACGTTATATATGTCTAATGCCATCTGTACCATCACCTCACCTCACTCAATCTCTGCCTTCTGTTTCAGCAATTATATAGACTTCTTTGTTTCTTTCGTCTATAGTTAGCGTTAAACTTTTTAAGACATAACCCCTATCTTCTAAATAATCCTGAACTGCGTGTCCTATTGTAGTTTCGCTCACTCTTATTGTCGCCACCATAACACCTCACAAGTAATCAAATAGGTCAGTCTGACCTTCTTTTACATACTCTGTACTATCTATGATTAATCCGTCATCTAGCATGTATTTAGGAGCGTTGTACTCTTTACCACTCCATATCTTTTCGCCTGCCCTTGAACGTGCTGGATTGAGTTTCTCTGCCTTATCTGTCCATACCCAATGTGTCTTGGCGGTTACTGTTTCATTCATGGCTTAGATTCCTTTTGCTCGTTCAGTTTGTCAACAACTTCATTTATTTTTTCTATCATTTCATTGATGATTATTCCTATCACTCGCACGTCCTCGCGGGAATTATGGAACAAACCTCCGTTGTCGGAACGTCTAATTTCGCTATTTATCCGTTTAATCACGTTATCCCCTCCTAAACCAATGAATTATCAACTATAATTAGTGAGTTCATCGGAATTTTCTCAAACATCCGCTTTGCTTCGATGAATGTTTTGCCCTCTAGGTTTTTAGCAAATATATGAAGTGCTTCATCTTTATAAATATTGCATCCCTTGGCAGAGCGAAATTTCATAGAGTCTGTTATGCCCGTCAACTCAGCAATGTTTTTTTCATACACAGAAACAGCGGTTAGTTCTACAGGTGCGTCATTTCGATTAATATAGTCACCTTTTATTAGGGCATAATAAGGTTCGTTAAATTCGTAATACATCCGTTATCCCCTCCTATGGGAAAGAGGTTTCCCTCTATCGACAATTTATTACAAATTACACCTCTAGTATTACCGATCTAGCTACAGTAATATTGTGTTGAGGTGATATCATGCGCGCTGAAACTAGTATGTTTGCTAAAGATCATATGTCTTATTTGCAATCTGACGAAAAACGTCAAGAAGAAATGAGACAACATGATACTATCTATAGTCACTTTTACTATTACCTTACTGCTGTAAGAGGTTTATTACCCGATACAGCACAAGGTATAGTTGATGATTTCAAAATTGATTTTATGGCTGTTGAGTAGGGAAAGGGGTTTTATACCTCTGTTCCCTCATCATCTACAGTTAGTATCTTGGCTGCATCTACAGTTCCAGAGTTTTCTACCCCATACTCAGGTGAAGCTATTTCAAAACTGACATACCCTTTAGTGCGTAATGCATTGATATAGCCCTCGATATCCTGCTCCGCTACTTTCATTACAAATATTTCCAAATATTTATCCCTGTTTGGTTTTGCAATAAGCCAAAATAATTTATGTGTCTTTGCCATTGTTATCTATCTCCTTTGATTTAATTTCATCCCATTTACGCATACGTTCTGCCCTGTAATCACACATTACATGCGCAAGTTCTCCGTATTTGTCTAGCGTCCATTCGTCTTCAAATATTACTCCACCGCAGTAGGGGCAATCTCCAACCAGTGATCCACTAGCCATGGTTATATCTCCTTTTATTTGTTATCCCTTAACCTCTACAGTGCATATCGTGTCGTGTTTTGCCCCCCCCATGAGCAACCATCAACACTCTTGTCATTTCAAAACCTCGGTTAATCCCTAATCCTTGGCTATTCCAACCGAAGCAGATTGCCTTTCCTCCTGGTACAAGGATTCTAGCTATTTCATTTTTATGTTTAGCCCAAAAGCTAGATTGAGTAGTTTCCTTGGTTACATCAATTCCAAAACCCTTATAACATTCAGATACTTGTCTAGGGCTATACGGAGGGTCGTATACCACACCGTCAATAGAGTTATCATCAAACATCTTTAAAAATTCCCAAGCGTCCATATGGTAATCTGTATCAAACTCAGGATTTAAGTCGTTCGTGATAGTTGCTAATCTATTCTCGTTTGCAAATGGGTCTACCCATATTCCTGTACCAATCTCATCCGCTAATAATTCTTTGAACGGCTTGATTGAGAATGTGTTTTTGTTAGGCATACACCATTTTCTTTCCATCAGCAGCATTTGGTTTCCCCTCCTTGTTATCCCTCAAATGGAGTATGCCTTTTTAAGCAACTCTCTCTACAGTAAACATGCTCATCCACGATTAATGGATTATCATCTATGGTTAACTGTTTGCAGCATCGTCTGTCATTGTTATATCCGTAACACTCAAACCACCAGCCATCGTTAAGTAAAGCTTGTTTTGGTACAAATCCTTGTTGTGCATATTTATCAAATTCTTTTTTTCTGGTTGCTCTTACTTTTATATAATCTCCCTCATACTGATAAGCTTCGCTATTTAAAATCGCTTCTGATCGTTTACTAGCAAATATTAATTCTTGATTTTCATTGTCAGTATCATGGACAAAATAGCATTTTAATACCGGTTCGCTCATTTATATCAATCCTTTCTGTTATCCCTTATAGGGGTTAAACACTTATTAATTGTTTGGCTTGCTTGCCTAAAAACTCTGTGTAAGCTGGTGGTATGGCTTCGGCTAACTCTGCCCTAGTCATCCAGTCGATTCCTCCTAGTGCAAATCCCCAATATAAAACGATCTGTTTTACGTTTAACCCTCTTACTCCACCACTTCCGCAAATTGATATGCTTCCATCTTCACCAATTCCGTTTCCAGCAGCTGGTGTTTTCATCTTGACTCTATTAATCTCAGGTTCAATGAGGTTTAAATTGGTTTCAAACCACCGTTCGCGTTGCGTGTAAAGGTTCTTAAACTGTGACCCAAACAACTTAATTGGATTGATTAACGGCGCACCAGCAACGTTTTCAATGATGTAAGGTTTGCCCGATTCAATTAGTAATCTTCGAGTTTCAGGGATTAGGTCGGGATGATCTCCATATTTACCGCCGTTGCGTGCGAGAGAGAGAGAGAGAGCGTGCTTTACTATGCTTTTGACATGGCGGTGAAGCTGTTATCATGGCAAATTGATTTATAAAGTCCTTGTCTTTTAATATCTCTAATGCATCTGCTTGTATAAATTGATATGGGTAATTAGGTTGTGGCTCGATGTCTACGCCAACTACTTCAAATCCAGCTTTGGCATATCCAGCAGAGCATCCACCAGCCTTACAAAATAAATCTAGTAATTTAGGTTTCATGTTGTACCTCCTGTAATGTTATATAAGATGCTTCTGCTATTTGTCGTGGAGTAGCTTGAAGCATGTGGGCTACAGCCCCGATATAGACGTGCTGTATGCCTGACGTATAACCTAAATCAACTTGTACAAAGTGTTCCTCGTGTACTCTTAATACCTCGCCTAAGTTATAAATATAAGCTTCAAAATCTTTGCTCATAGCCTTTGCTTGGGCTTCTCTCGAATGAACCACTTCTGACGAATATTTAGGAATGGCGCTTTCCCATGCTAACTGCTCAACCACGGAAGTTTTTCCAAGTAATTGATCATCTGGAGACAAAATTCGAGAGTATTTCGGTTGCCCTCCAACCTTGACTGCCTTATACCCAAGTAATTTAGCTATAGCTATATTTAGTTTTTTGTCAGTCAGTTGTTTTACATCCTCTATATTCATCTAAACCCCTCCCTCATTGGCTGAATGGCAATCTACACAAAACGGGAAGTCAATCATGTTTGTTGGAGATATATCTATACAGCAATCTTCGCAAACATCATTTTTACACCCTTCGCACTTGACTAGTGATTTCTTTTCTTTTTCACATAATGTGCATTTGTTCATTCCTTATCACCATCCTCATGGAGTGCGTTAAAGGCAATGTTGCTTATTTTTACTTCTGTTGCCTTGAAACAAATCTTATTTAACGTTTTACGCAACCTCTCATTCTCCTCTTGTAGCCGATCATATTCGGATAATAGATATTCCAACTCATGTGCAGGTACCATAATTCCAGTGCTTCTACTTTTCTGTGCATACTCTGACAAGTTTCTAATCTCTGTTAAATCTATCTTGTTATTCATCTACACTCACCCCACAAAAGCATTCTTCTTCTTTTTCATTACATTCAGTACAATATTTCTGAACTTCCCACCCCAAAAACTTATAATGAACTTCTACGTGGTAATGCTTGCGACAGTTATCACATTCTATTACGTGTTCCCCTTCTTCCCATTCTCTTTGGTGGTCTTCTACTTCGCTGTTGCAGTACGGACATACTTGTGTATCTGATAATTCATTCATGGGTAGTTACCTCCTATTTTTGTTTGCCCATTCGCAATAACTTTCCGCTCGTTCTTTTGTATCAAAGTAAGGCTTCCATTCTCGTACATCTTCGTTTTTCACATCATTGCCCATGATGTCTATTGGTCGTATTGACTCGTCTCTAAATTCATCGTAAAACCCTGTTACAAACATATCCCCTTGGCTATTAAGGTTGATTCGTACGGCTGATAAATCTTTGACAAAGTGTGTTTTTGTTGTCTTTTTACAAAGGCATTCTTCCTTCGTAACCCTGCCTAATGGGGTTTTGTATTCAAGTAGTCTATTTTCGTCGCATTTATCGCATTTTGGCATATGCTCACGTTCATACTCAACGGTGTAAATAGTGTGTCTCAGACCTTCCAAGAGACTATCTAGTCGAGATTTTTTCGCTTCGTTAACCGCTTCCCTACGTATCCTTTCAACCTCATTTTTTTCTTGTCTACGTTCAAATTCGATGTCCTTCATGCGCTTTTTAACCTCTTGCAATTCTTCGTTCTCCTTGCGTAAACTCTCCATTTCGGCCTTATATTCATCTTTTACAGCATTCATAAGTCCTTGTTTAAACTCATCCACTTGCAGTTCAAATTCGCTTGGTTCATTGTAAAAATCATCGTACATATACATAGTCGCCATGCTCCTTTACAAAGTATTAACATCTGAAAACTCAGTTTTATAATTGTACCCTTGCACAAATCACCTCTAAGGCGTTTTGTTTGTCTGTCCTTGTGTTTATATTCCTGTGTGTCCAAAACCTCCAGAAGCACGCTCTGAGTCGCTTAGAGAGTCCGTTTCAATCAACTCTGCACGCACCACTGGAACAATAACACCTTGTGCTATACGGTCACCTTTTTTTATTAGATATGAGTCTATCAAAGGATGTAAGCTTTGTTGAGCTTCGTCATAAGTCCCATCTAATAGTTTTGGTAAGTTGAACTTTGAGCCTGTTCCTTGATTATCAATAATTACTTTTACCTCTCCTCTGTAACCACTATCTATTGTTCCTAATTGCACTCTAAGACCTGTTTTTGCTGTAACACCTGATCTTGGTCTTATTTGCATTTCGTATCCTTCTGGTATCTCGAAAGCTAAACCAGTTGATATTAAAGCTGTTTTACTCGGGAAAATATATCTATCCTCGCAAGCCACCAAATCAAATCCGCTATCCCCTTGCTTTGCATATACTGGGATTACTGCATTATCATTGAGTTTTTTTACCTTGATTACCATCTTGTCGTCTCCTTTTGAAATCTTATTTTATCCATGCTACGTAGCTTTGTTCCTTTTGGTTTTGTTGCAGCGTCTTGTATTTTCCACCCTCTGCGTATTCGGTCTGTAAACATGTTGTAAGAGATTCCGTTTGATTCTGCCAACTTCACATACTCTAGTGGGTATTTTCGTTTTGGAGTTGTTTTGCGTTTCAAGGCAGTTCGTTTCATTGCTTCCTTAGTCGTCATTGTCGCGGCTCTTTTATGATCCCAACCTCGTGATATGCGACTATAATATATTGATTTAGTTAGACCGCGTTTTTCCAAATCGTCTGGATAATCAACAAAAACTCTCTTTTTCACTGGCTCCGTTATCGCCTTCTCGACGTCCCAACCATACTGATAAACCCTGTTATACGCCGTATCGTTTGATATCCCGTTAGCTCTAGCTATTGCATACTGCTCTTTGCTTATTAACATTCCCCTTCCCACCCTTCTTTTTATTTTCATCGTTAGACGGCGCTAGAATCGCCTGTATTACGTCCGATTGGTATTTATGACTAAATGTACCCATACGCACCGATTGTGCAATCTGAGCTAAAACAAATGCGTCTCGTACGTTGTCTGATTTACTCTCGAAGTCCCAATGCTTATAAATGTGTACTGCTAATTCATCTTTTTTGGTGTTTCCCTTACCGCTTGCATACTTTTTTAGCTGAGTTGGGGCAACTTCGATATAGTCTAATCCCCTTGCATACATTTCACATCGCATTCCCCACCCGATGCCGCCTAACAAAAATCCAGACTGTGAAGCGAAGCCAAATCCCTCAATGGCAATTACGTCACCTTGCTCTAGTTGCTCAATGGTATCCTGTATCACGTTAAACATACGTGCTGGGTCTTTTAGCTTTTTATGCTCAATCTCAAAGCTATCTAGCACTCTGCCTTGATCGTCTAAAATCACTATCCCTGTTTTTGTACTTGGGTCTATTCCTACAAATCTCATGCCATCACTCCCATTGCGCCACCTTGACGCTTTTTTATATATCCACTCCTGCATTGATCTATTGCTAGTATTAATACCTCATCTGGATCACGATCTAATATGATTGCTATTTGATTTATGCTTTTACCTTCATTCCACATTGATTTAAAACT